GTCTTTATCATCGAACTTATATGCATTTTTCGAATGAGCGCCTCGTTATTATCCCGAAACAGTTTCAAATGAAAATTGTGCAAGAAATATTGATGAAAAACGGTCGGTAAAGTGAACATGCGATGTTTCATAAAGAAATAAATCGTATACAAATGAGACTTGTCGAATACCAAATTGTTGTATGGGTTCTTAATCGGCAATGGCTCTGCGTAAATATACGGCGAATGGGTTAACGCAGTTTCAACAACGTTCGTCAAGTCACTTTTCGTAAACAAGTATTTCTTCCCAGAATGCAATAATGGCAACACAAAATATTGGCCGGGTTCAATGGGGTTCAACAATAAATCGTGTTTGATAGCATATGTTGCGCGATTCCATTTCCATTTATATGCGAATTTACATAGCGCTTGATAGTGACGCTGAGCATCGCAAAATTTGTTGATGAATTCTGCTTTACATTCGGGTCTGTAAAACGGGTTGTCAAACGTATTTTTAATATATGCATATTTCGTTTTTACATAATTCGCGCGCGCATGAACATAAATCGATATAAATATGGAATATAGTACATGAATAATGTCACCACATTGATCGTGTCCTCGTGGTAGATTGGCGGTAAAATATTGAGGACTTGCAATATAGTCAAATGTTAAGAATTCTACATGTTGTGTTTCGGCAACAATGTATTTCCTGTATATTATATCGCAAAATGTTGTCATATGATGTATTACAATAAATACATCATAATTTTTTATATCGTTATTATTATTGGTTTATTTTGTATTGTGGGCAATTAATCGACACTCTCAAGTGAGTCCGTGGGATTGTTGTGCTGTTCCAACAATAACTCATTTCGCAATTTGGTAGATTCAGCATCGGCCACATCGCGCTCTTCGAAGTTCACCGTCTCCTTTACGCCGATCAAATTTCCATCGGCATCCATTGTTTGCGTGAGCACGTTTCCGCTTGCCTTCGCCTTCTCAATATTCTCCATAATCGCCTTCTTCTTTGTCTCGCGCACACGCTCTTCGAATTCCTTCTTCGCCATCTCCTCGTTCTTCATCTTCTCCTTGTGCAATGCGTTCAACTCCTCTTCCATGTGTTCTACACGACCCGTCTTATACGCATCTGGATCCCATGGAATCCACACTCCCACCGGACCTACGAAAATATCGTGGTTGGGGTCGTGTTCGCGCAGCTTCTTGCACTTCTGTTCGGCCTCTTCCTGAGACGCAAATGCGCCGCGTATCTTGAGGCCGCGCACTGACGTTTGGAAGGAATGTTCTCGGTTGAACTTCTCGTTCAATGCGTCTTCTTGCTTGTCCATGAAATTCTTGTAATCATCCTCAATGCCACTTTTCTTTAGCTTTGATGATTCCTCCTTTACGAAATCGTTGAAATCCGCGATAAGTGTCTCCACATTCACGTTGTGTTTGTATGCAACGAAATGGATGAAATCGAAGTAACGCTCCATGGATTTAGAAAATTCCCAGTTCTTGATGAATTGATCGAATAAATACACTTCGCGCTTCTTCAATATTTTTTCGGGGGAGACAAACGATAGGCATGCAAATTTCTGTCCCGCGACGGGGGCATCTTCATCACACAAATCTACATATTTAGGATTCGTAGATCCATTTGCAAGTGTTTTCTTCTCGAATGACGACATTATATCTTGTATTCCAATATTATATTTAAGTGTTTTCTACATAACATAATATTTGTATATCGAAATCCGGATATTGGCTGTTTCGTTTCATTTCATTTAGAATGAATTATTTTATTTGAATATAATATATATTCGACATGACCGAAATGTTTGACATGAACGAGCTTTTGAAGCGTGCCATCAAATACTTGATTGAAGGCCTGGCTGTGGCGATTTGCGCCATGTTGATCCCCAAGAAGGCGTTGAGCGTTGAGGAAATCATTGTGATTGCCTTGACTGCTGCTGCCACATTTAGCATTTTGGACGTGTTTATTCCCTCCATGGGTTCCAGCGCCAGAAATGGTGCCGGTATGACACTCGGTAGCACATTGGTCGGTGGTATTCGCATTGCCGCTTAAATCTTCAACGTGCGCGCTTAATATTTTTACATCGCATTATGTAATAATATTACAATATTTGGTTGATTTTGTCAAATCATACGGTTGGGAAATATTCCCAGTCGAGGTCATTACACACCTTTTTCCATATCATATCTTGCTCTAATTGCTTCTCTCGGTCCTTCATCATGGGAATATAGGGCAAATATTGAGTCTGGTCCAATAACACGCATAGTTGGTGTAATGTGTACGTGTAGTTGAAAAAATTGGTCCGGTTAGGGGGGCAGTGCACCGCCCATGGTTTTTGTATTTCGATGAAGAGAACACATAACGTCTCATGCAACTCTTCGTTCATAATGGGTGGTTTAATGCCGAATAACGAATTAATATATTGAATATGCTCGAAATACTTGTTGAAGCCGAGTTTTCGTAACATTTCGCGCATTTTGTCGTAGTTTATGAGAGACACGTCCTTGATTCGTTCCTTTTTAATACGCGCTTTGATTGCATCAATGACTTCATCGGGGATTTGTGTGGTTTCTTTGGCTTGGAATTGGGATAAGATTTCTTTGAAATGGTTGAGACGAATATAGGCGGTGTAAGATACTTCATTCGGTGGCTCCTTGTTGGTGGGCTTGGAACTATCGACAATGTAAGTCACGAATTTGCCACACGCTGTGTTGTTACAAATCAATATACCCTCTTCGTCTTGGGGGATGAGTTCTCCGCGTTGACATGTTTCACATACGTCGGTCGATACAATAAAGTCTTGGATATTCGCAATCTCATTGGTGACGTTTCGCCAGAAATGTTGGTAAGATTGCTTGGATTTTGCGTATTTGTCGTTATTTGGGTCGGCCGCCGACGATTGTGTGGCCTTGATTTTAAAGAAAGAATTGAGAACATTGGAGTTTTGGTTGAGTGTGTTTGAATCGACGGAGATTTGCTTCTTTTGCTCAAAATAATCGAAAATATGCTTGGAATTATTGAGCAAATACTCCTTCTTTTGTCGAGATAGGGCTTTCACTTCTTGTTGGATGTATTTGATTCTGTCGCGCATGTCCATGTACTCGTCATATTGGCTTTTTGACAGGGTTTTGATTTTCTCTTTTAGGTTCTCCTTTTCCTCAATAAGTTTCGGTATTGTTTCTGTCTCTATTTTGTGAAATGTATCCAGGAGTTCGGTGTGCTTGATGTCAATTGTATGTAGGCCGGGCATTTTTTGCGGATTACCCTTCTTTTGATTCGAATTCATGGAGAACTAGTTTACTATTAGTTATCCATGTGTTTTTATGTTGCTTTTTTTGAATTGGATTATTTGAAACTTTGTAAAAAATTGAATTGGGACAACAATATACACCAAATGCATCAAAAGTAATTAACAATCAGTTATAAATGTCTGCGTGCAATAGTAGAGAAATGATGAACAATAATATGTTGACTTTGTCGGGTGGGAGCTGGGTCTATGCAACCACATATCAGGCATTTACAGCATTCATGTGGGCGTCTATTTTGGGCGGTGTGATTTATGCGGCCAGTTGGGCCAAGAAACGGTTCACCCAGTTGTATCGCGATATTGGCAACCAACAAGAAGAAATCATGGTCTATACGGTTGGGAAAATAGATAATTTCATAGATAAATATAATGATGTTCTCAATAAACTCGAAGACGAGTGCGCTGGTCTCCGAGGACATGTGCTTGAACTCGAAAAACGGGTCGCCTATTTGCAGGCCATTGTGCCGACTGAAATCACAATGAAACGAATCCGCGATGATGCGAATGCCAACTATGCGAATTTGGGTCAGCGTATTACCAGTCTACAGAGTCAACATATTCGAGATATACACGAATTAAATGACATTCATCATACGAAGCATGACGAATTGGCGGCAACATTGTCCACGTTAACTGCGCGATTGGATTCTCTAACAGAAGGTCGTGAATTAAATAACACCAAACTGAACACCCGGCTCGACGACCTAATGAGAGACTATGTATATT